CTTTAAGGTCACGAGTAATAAGCTTACGCATAGGAGCAATAACCTTATTCATCATAATCTCAAGACCTTGTTTCATTTCGTCCGTGTTCGAACCTAAACCGCTGACCTAGAGGCTAAATTCGTTTCACATTTTCAGAATGTAGGCGAAGAGATAGACGGCGAAGAATGGGAGTTGGTTGACGAACAACCCGCGCACGACACGAGAGAGGATGAAGAATTAGCAGTTTCTAAATGGAAAGAGGCTCAATTAGCGGGAGAGGATTCATACGCACAAGGCGAAAAGAAAAGCGACGAAGATAGAGGGCTTTACAAAATCCGTTACCAATGGGCGGGAGATAGCACAGATAAAACACGCCCATTCTGTTTGATTATGGACGGCATCCGTGACCAAGGTCTAGTATTCAGATATGAGGACATTCAAGCTATGGGAGATGATGGAGTGAACGGAAACTTTGCACCAGAAGGACAGTCAACTTATGATATTTTTCTTTGGAAAGGCGGCGTTTACTGTCACCACTTTTGGAAACGACAAATCTACTTCCGCAAAAGAGAGAAAGGAAAGTTTCTACCAAACGACGGATTGAAAAATGACAAACGAGTGGGTAACGTTCCATTCGTAAAAAAGAAAGGATTTGAATCCGTTGCACCAATAGACACACCAACACGCGGTTCACTTAAATACGCATAACACAATGGCTCAAGTATTACTAATCACACCCGAATATCTTAGAAAGTACACCGCGTTTAACGATGCGATTGAAGACAATCTAATTTACCCCGCTACAAAGTTGGCTCAAGATAAATGGCTTGAATCTTATTTAGGTACAGACCTAATCCAAAAACTCTACACAGACGTTGCAGGTGCGGGAACTACAGGAAACTACACCACACTACTCGAAAGCTACGTGCAACCGATGCTTATGTGGTACACGGTCGTTGAAATAATGCCGAACATTTACACCAAGTTTGTGAATGGTTCAGTGGTTATCCGTACTTCAGACGATACGCAAGTAGTGGATATGCAGCTATTCAATAAAATGGTGAGCGATGCACGTAACAACGCACAACACTACACCCAAAGGTTAATCAATTATCTTTGCGCGAATAGTGGATTGTTTCCCGAATACAATTCAAATCAGTTCCCAGACCAATCACCAAAGAGGGATAACTATAATGAGAACTCAATGGTGTTTAGTAGCGGCAACACCGCAATGAGCAACCCTCAACTACGCGGTGTATATGGTGAATGGTGTCCAACATGGTGCAATAAAATACTTAATTGATATGGCTAAAAAGACCAAAACAAATAAGCAATTAAAAAAAGTGTATCACGAGAAATTAAAGGCGTATATTGCCAAAAAATCAAATGATAAGAAATGAAAGACAATTCACTAGGTATATTTATGCCATATTTAGAGCTATTCAAACTTAAATTACCGTTCTTATTGGCGTTCACTTGGTCGGGTATTGCGGGACTGTTCAACACTTATATATTCAACGACTGGTCTTTCCTAGTTTATCTAGTCATAATGATAATAATAGACACTATTCTAGGTGTTTGGAAAGCGTTTAAGTATGGGAACTTGTCAAGCGCTAGGTTTGGTGGCCTAGTAATTAAAAGCGTATTGTACGCAATCTTTTTAGTGGTTATTCACAACCTCACAAACTTCAGCACCAACGATGTCACTAAGTCAATATTTATGTGGGTTGAGGAACTTTGTTATGCGGCTTTGTTAGTCCGTGAAGCTATATCGATCATTGAAAATATAGGCGCAATCAAACCCGACTTGCTACCCGTGTGGATATTGAAAAGACTAAAGTCATTTGACGAAAATGGTAAATTTGTAGCAGAATGAGAAACATTACTCACATAGTTATTCATTGTACGGCAACTGGCCAAGATGCAACAGTTGAAGCAATAAAAAGATATTGGAAAGAAAAGTTAGGCTGGAAGCAAGTAGGCTATCACCATATGATTGAGGCAAATGGAAAGGATAACCAACTCCTTTCAATCGCTCAACCATCAAACGGAGTAAAAGGTCACAATGCCTCAATAATCAACATCTGCTATATTGGCGGGGTGGATAAGTTCGGCAAACCGATTGATAACCGTACACCAGCACAAAAGGAAACCTTATTGAAACTTATCCGTACATATAAGAAAATGTTTCCAAATGCAATTGTGCAAGGTCACAAAGACTTTCCAAATGTGGCGAAGGCTTGTCCTTGTTTCGATGCGAAAAAAGAATATTCATCAATCAAATAACAAAATGAAAAATTTACTATTCATCATTGCGCTCATTGCGCTTTCAAGCTGCGGCAAAATCAAAAAGATGCAGCAGACCAATGACACGTATTCAAAAGACAAGGTTGAAACAGAATCTAGTGAGGTTATCACAGTCAAAGAAACTATTGACACAACCATTACACTTCAACCTATTGACATAAACGTGACCGATTACATTATTGATCTAATCGACACGAGCAAGATTGTAATTGATACGGACGAATTAGAGGTGAAATTAAGCGTCGATACGGTAACGCAAACGATAAGTACCAAAGCGAAAGTAAAGAAGCGAATTATACCCATTCAAAAGACGAAAGAAACGTATATAGAAAGGTCGAGCGCGGTTGACTTAGTGAGTATTCAGAAAGACAATAGCGAAAGGATAGAAACCGAGAAACCAAAAAGCACAACATCATTTACTTGGTGGGTTATTATTGCGCTAATCATTGTAGGTGCATTCACTTTGTTTCGGGTTATGCCTTTTCGGATAACGAGATTGTAAATGGGGTCCAATCTATTTATTCATCAAAAAAAAGCCCCGTCGAATTGATAGGGCTTTTTTGTTAGATTATGATTTATTTTTGTTTCCATATTTGCTATTTATGTAATTTTCAGCATAAGCAGCAATCTCAGGATCTACTTTTTGAATAGGTATGGCGCTAATGTCAATTTTTTGCAATTCTTCCCAATAAACATATCTATACCATTCATCAAATATAGCTATTGAAGTTTTTTTTATTGGATCAATTAAGGTGGAGTGTAAAAAATATCTTTGCCTCAGAACCATATTCTTAAAAGAATCAAAACCATCATCGCGCAAAATGTAATACAATTGAAGTTGATATAAATAAAGTGTGTTTTCGTCAGTTTTTCCATTTAGACACAAATAATCTATATCTAATTTCTCCGATATTCTATTGATTACAACATTCATTTTGCTGTAATCTTTTTCTGAATAAGAAAACAAAAGATCATTATCAAAATCAAAAGGGCATTTTACATTTTGTTTTTCTTTCTCTATAATTGATTTGATAATAGATTCATTTTCATCAGAAAGCCCAATACCTATTGCATTAGAAAGAGCGTTAATTATTTGAACGCTGTTGTTCATTCTTCAATAGGTCTAATATCAATATTCTCAAATTTCTTCTCAGCTATTGCTCTGTCAAGCTCATAGCGTAAAATGTTATTTGATTGCTTCAGTAGATTAGCTTGCGCTTTAGCCTCTTCGACTGTTATTGCTTTTGATTTAAGAAGCATCATTAAGTCAAATGAATGACGGAATAATTCTTTAGTGTTTGCACTTCTGTTAGATGTCAATGCCATTATTTTACGTTTTTGATTATACCCCAAAAGTAAACTAAATTTTACCAATTACCACACCATTAACCAATATAGAATCATTCTAAATAATAAGCCCCCACAATTACGCGGGGGCTTATCCTTGTCGGGATTTCTAACCTTACTTATCAAACGGCGACTGCATAACTTTTCCAGTCTTTAAATTGAACCATGCTACTTGTCTTGGGTAGTGACCGTTCGGCGTTCCATTCGCCGCGCTAATCTCTACCGCGAACTGTTTAACCGCCCATTCCTTATCCAAATCATATTCGAATGAGAATGCTGCCGCCTCTGCTTCAGTTTCAAACCAAGCGTCAGCACACTCGCCAAAGTTGCCTTTACTTTCCGCGTCCTTATGGTCCGCAGGAACATCGCAGCTATTGATTGCCGCCATGTTAATGTCGTAATCTGACCACACTTGTCCCGCCTCATTCACAAGTGAATTGATATTGACAAGGTCGTGACGTTTGCCGCTTAGGTAAGTAGCGAACTCCGTTCCATCATCACTCCATCTTGGGAAGAAAGAAGTTAAATGCGTATCGGGGTTTTGCTCCTTGCCTAGCCAATAGTCAACATCGTGCGCAACCGTTTCGCCAATGCTCCATCCAACTGAATCCGCGATTGTTTCGATTGTAAACGCCTGGAGTTTCTTTGGTGTGTAATAACGTCCGTTGCCTAAAGACACTTTGTTGGCATCGTCCGGCACCTCGAACATAAGTTGTGGCAACTCGTTTTCAGTGCGAACCATCCAAGTCGTGCCGTTCTTCAATAGGTAAATGTAGCTATCAAAGTCCTTGTACACTTGCTTGTCAGCAGCCAAGAAGTCACCATGAAACTTGTGGAATTTATGCTCACCATTCACCACACCTAGATACTCATACTTGAATTTATGAATCATGTCGTGAACATAGTTCAATAAGTGCATTCCAAACCCTTCTGTTTTTTGGGTTGGGGTAAAGTAGTGTTTCCACTCGTATTGCGTTGGTGGTTTTGGTAGCGGTTGTTTCAATCTTCTTGCCTCAGCAAGTGCAACTTTGAACGCCGCTTGTTCTTGTGCAATTTGAGCGTTTTTCTTGCGCTCCCATTTCGAATCAATGGCATAGCCGCCCGTTCGTTTGGTGTGGATAACCACGTGTTGAACCGCGTCGAATAGTTCCTGCGGTAAGTCCAGCATTGCTGCCGTTAGTTGTTCATTCATTATTTGGGTGTTAAAATTATTTCATTTCAGATTGACTTTTCTTTAGTTCTTCGAAAACATCTTGAATCGTTATCCTATTTCTTTTTGATGTGTAGGTAATCGTTTCCGATCCGTAGCGAAAGAATCCAATTAGTTGACGTATAAAAATATGCAAGTGACCAACTAAAAGCATTCCCGTAAAGAAAGGAAATGCAAGAACGCGAATGAATAGCGTTAACAAGAATGGTTGTTTTTTCATTTGATTATTTCATTTCAAGTTCTTCGCCAGTCAATGCAAAGTATAGGTTTTGGAGTTGGTGGACATTGGTAACTTTTGCGATAAATTGTATTTCTTCCCAATGGCATTCTGAACGATTAAACACGGTGAAAAACCCAGTAATGTTTGGTTCTGCAAAAGTTCGAACATAAATTGATTTGCTCCAATCTTTATGCTCAATAATAAAACCTTTCTCTTTATTTGAAAAATTGAACGGTTTAAACCCAAACTTCAATAGCCATTCTTCAGTGAGTGGTATTGGCTGGTAAAAGTCATCTTGCGGATCGTCGCTTAAATCTTTGATGTCAAACGCATTTATCTCTCTAGGCTTTCCATCTCCCCAATGCCAATTACCTTTAAACCAATTCCCAATTCTCAATTCTTGTGCTTTCATATTTCTGTTATTTGATTATTTACTACCTAGTAAAACATAATTGCCTCGGTTCGGCTTCAAATCAAAATAGGCTCGCATCATCATTGAATCGGCTATGTCGGGAGAAAATCCGTGAATGCGTTTGATTTCTTCTTTCGGTGTTACACGGTTTTTACTATCCGCATCCGACCTATACCGTTTTATTGTTTCCAACTCTTTGATTATACGCTCCTTATTTGATGCTGCTAATATACTCAACTTTCCGTTCTCAATTACTTCAGCTAATTTATAGTAGCATTCAGTTTTAAAGTTCACATACTTATCCGAGTGAACCGCCTTTGATCCATTCATAAAACCCCGCGCTTTGGTTATGTCAACCGCACCGCCTCCAACCCCATCTTCATCGAGCAAAACATTTGACAACCTAACATTGTACTGCTTAACTAATTCTTGAATCCGTGTACTTGTTTCAACTATTCCGCTTCTGACAAGTTCAACCATTTCTACAATAGTCCAACCGTTCCAAACTATCAAAATAGTTTTATCGCGTCCGAACCGTGCGATGTCGCCCGTGATATAGAACGTTCCGTCCCCCACAATCTCATTTCTAAACATTTGGTTTAGATTGAATGTATTGAATAGCTTATCACTATCGTCGTCAAATTCCCAATTCCCTTCGTACAATCGTTTTCTATCGTACTCTGGGAGGCGTTGCAAACTTTCTAAATAACTAGGCGGCAAATATGGATTGTCGGTTGGTAGGGCTTGGACGAATGCTCTATGCTTTGGCAATTCGCCGTTCTTTGCTTTCAAATAAAACTCATTGTATATCCATCCTTTCGACGGGTTGCAACTCATTAACCCTTTGGGCTTTAAATCGTATTCGTTCAGTTTGTAACGGCAACGGCTATGCACTATTGAAACCGCCTTTTCAGTTACCTCACTAACCTCGTCTATAAAGTAATCGGTTATCTCTAGCGAACCAAGATTGTCGAAATTTGGATTGGACGGGTAAGCAAACAAGTCAGCCAAATAGATTTCACTTTTGTTGAAGAAAGTGATAGTATTTGACTGAAGATTGACCGTGAAATGTTTACCCGCTTTCAATTCCAAGTATTCACAAACCTCGAAGAAAGTGTTGAGTGTTGTCTTTTTAAGGGTTGCGAGTTCAGAGCGTCCAATGAGTGACCGTGTGCCTGGATATTTTAGACGGCGTAAGATTTGCCACGTGCAACCTAGCCTAGTTTTGCCACTCCCTGCTGATCCCCCATACAACACTTGCTCAACCTCATTCGTATTTGAAAGATAGTCAAGTGCTATAAGTTGCTTATCTAGAAATTCAGGCTCAATCATTCAACTTCAATTTCCAAACGTGTTCTTTCTTTCCATACATCCCCATCATTTTAACTTCGGACTTGATTAGAAACCCTTGCGCGGTTAAGTCAGTCAATGTCCTACGAATCGAAGTGATTGGATATTTACCTAGTAACTCAAAAATATGGGACGGCTGCCATTCGGCAACCTTCTTGAATAGTTCGAGAATGACAACTTCTTGTTTCTCATTCTTTTGAATAGACGCGGACAATTCCGCGCCTATCTCGTTGGTGGTGTTGTAGTAGGTCATGAGAATAATGTAGCTTGTTTTTTCATTTCAACAGCGGCATCAATATTCTTTTTCGCCAAATCAAAATAACTCTCTTTCAACTCAAAACCAATGCCCTTTCTATTCATTTTTACAGCTTGAAAAACCTCAGATCCAATCCCCATAAATGGAGTCAGAACAGTATCTCCTTTGTTTGAATACAAATGAATAAGTCTTTCAATGGTATCTAGTTGCAATGGGCAAATGTGCTTCTCGTCCTTCTCATCTCTACCATTTCTAAATCCCTGCAACGTGTTGCCGTAATCAATATCCATCCAAACGGGACTAGCGTACTTTTGCCACAAATCTACTGGCAAATCAGTATTCGTTACTGGATCGGTTCTGTCGCCGTCCTTTCTAAATATCATAACGTAGTCTGGAATACCTACGCGGCTCATTGTGCTATCTTTCTTGATTTGCTTATGAAGCAATCCTAATGCTTTGGTTCTTTGCATCTCAACAACTGGATCCTTCCAAATAGTAACACGAGAATGATACACAAAGCCCGCAGATTGAAAAGCAGTCAATAATAGCCCGCTAAAGTCACGAAGCCCAATATACCCCTCTTTACCTTTTTGAATAGGTAGATCCATGCAATGAACAGCTACATTCCTGCCTTGCTTTGTAACTCTAAATAGTTCCGAAACAAGGAATCCAAATTGAGTAAGGAACTCGTTATAATCTTTAGAGTTGCCCATATCCTCCACATGAGATGAATACGTGTATAGTTCTGCAAATGGAGGTGAGAATACAGATAATCCAACCGATTCATCATCTACTTGCTTAATAAGTTGAACACAATCCCCTCTTTGAATAGTGTAATGTTCATTACGAACTATCTCATTTTCAAAACCACCAACCGACATTTTATCGCTTGTAAGGTCTATATTTATTGATTTGCTCATTTCGTCTTGCATCTTCTCGAATTGTTTTTGTTTATTGTTAATTGATGTTTTTACGTTTGCCATTGTGTCAGTAGTGATCA